AATAGTTTGCTGGCAATATGATGATTGTGAATAACATATTTGATCCGCTTATCTGTTTTGCCAGCAATGCGTATTTGGTCAGCAAGGTAAGCAGATATGCCCTCAGCCTTGCCAAGATCAGCTGTAATATCAATGGCACAAACTTCACCCGAAGGCAAGGCGTTGTGATCCGATTTTACTTTTGAATGCCGTTCATCTGAAATCCAACCATCCGATTTTCTCGACCTGTCGCCAAAAGAATCATCAATTTGTTCCCGTAATTGAACAGCTGCTTTTGATAGGTAAGGCTTCATTACATTAAGCGGAAGGTTTGCCTAATTTAAGACCTTTTGGAATTGGTTTGCTGTATTCCCATTTGTGGAGATAAACAATTCCATCCCCATCATCTCTTAATTCAATTCCCAAATTCAGAAAATTGTCAGTAGGTTTAATTTCAGAATAAGTTTCGATAATTTTGTTTAATATATCCATTAGTTATGCTCCTAAATAATAAAATGAACAGAAAGTTTCACCACCGCTTGAGCCGACAACACCTAAACTTGCTCCTGTGTTTTGATATGCGTAAATCTCTAAATAATCGGTAGCAACTAAATTGAAAACATTTGATAAAGCAATGGAGAATTGGGTAGCACCAGGACCATCAAAATAATCTCTGCTGTCTGACTCAAAAGTTCCATTCTTATACACTCTAATTCTGCGTTCTCCAGCGGTTGAACCATTGTAAAATAAAGATGCTTGGATTGCCCATTTACCACCTTTACCTGATGGCACAGTAAATCTTGAGGTATTTGTTGATGTGCTGTGAAGTGTGTCGGTGTCGTAATACTCAGCATCCCAAGTGATAGCGGTAATTGTATTATTACTGATGGTTTGATCTGCACCTGTTTTGTAAGTTTTAGCACCAACAAATGTTGTACCACTTGCAGGAGTAGTCCATGCAGGAACTCCACTAGAAACAGATAAAACTTGTCCAGTTGTTCCAATTCCAAGTCTTGTGTTTGTGTTTGCTGTTGATGAACGATATTCAATATCACCAAGAGTTGTTGAAGGGTTAAGGTTCTTAGTGGTTGTATCAACAGATGTGCCAAGTGATCTAATGGCAGATGCGCCATCCTTGACTAAAGCTGTATCGTCTGGAGTAGTCCAGCCGTAGTTGGTAGTAGTTGCCATTTTTCTCCTATTATCAGGCTACGATTGTAGCGTATTCCCATGTCAAAGTATTGCTTAAAGTATTCCAAGCCTCGCCGATTGGCACAGAATTCCATCTCATAGCCACTTGGCTAAAGCTAACCGGCGATAGGTTTATGGTCAGGAATAATTCATTAAAGCGAGTGCTCCAACGCCATCCTTCAACATACCCTGAAAACTCGCCATTACTTATCTGCGTTGGTAGATCTGCAATGTTCAAGGGCATTCCCATAAATACATTTAATAAGTTATCTCGATCTGAGTTATCAATTTCTGGATTTGTAATTGGAAAGGTAATGCTGTCAAAGATTGGTTGTGGAAAGGCTCGAAGGCTAATGTATCGATCAGCCACTTCTTGAGCATCTACCGCTGAATGGATTACCGATTGGATACTTTCAGACTTGTAGCCATAAAGGGCAATTGAGGAAGCGGATGTTGCAGTTTCTTGAGAACCAAAATTATTGCCATAATTAATAAAGATGTCATTGCGAATATCAGCTGCTTTTGTAGTTGTGCGCAATCCTGAACCAATTGCATTGTTGGCAGATAGATCAACATAACCATTGGCTATCAAATAGGTTTGGCGGTGGTCAGCATCAGCGTATCCAATGTTTCCTTCATTATCCTCATAGATGTATCCAAATGCGCTATTAGCAATTTGTGAAGCAATGTTATATACAGTATCAGGAGAAGCATCTCGATTCTCCATTGTGTAAAGCCCTGGCTGGTCAATCTCACCTAATCCGATGTTTAATGCAGTAGCCCAAGTTTCAGTTGCAGAATATCCTGCCCAAGTAGAAGCTGCTGGCACATCATTCCAAGCCCCAAGCAATACACTTGAAAGCAGATCATAAATCTGGTTGCCATCCTCATCTTGGGATATTGTTCCATTATAAATTTCCTTTGCTAACTTAACCAAAGAACCCATTGCAAGGATGGTGTATTCAACAACAGTTGCAATTGATCCAGTTGCACCAACGGCAACAGTAATATCAGTTATATCTCCGCCAAACAGATTCACATAAGTTCCTGCGCTGTTTTTAACTTGCAAACTTAAACTATCATTTATGTCAAAATTGATCGTGTTTCCAGCCAAAGCCAAAACTGTGCATTGCAAATAAGATGGGCTTGGTTGAGTGTAAATGTCAGTTCGACCCGCTTGATGGGTTATGTCGCTGATTGTTAAATTTGTGTATTCAGTTCCCGCAACAGTCAGTTTCCATTCTGGTGTCCAGACTGTCATTAGTTGCCTTTGATGCCGTTATTGTAGAGTTGTGGAACTGATCTTGATGCGCTGTCATTTAATACCTTTGCAACGGCTCTTGCAGCACCTTCACTATCTACTGACTGAACTGAGATATTGTAAGTATTGCCACCGGCTTGACCAAATGGAGTTCCCGCAAATGTTGATGGTGTGTTATTGCTACTTGGCGCAATTTGAGTTAAACCATAGGTTGCAGCAGCAGCAGCCAAAGCAGCAGCAGCAGTTCCCACAGATGCACCACCAGTTGCAAAAGCGGTAGCGACTCCAGCAGCAGCAGCAGCATTTCTCAAAGCGACCATTGCGGTTATTAAGGTTTGGATTGCGGCCACAAAAGCGATTACCTTATTAACAACAAATACTGTGGCAATAATTCCAGCCAAAATCAATAATTCCTCTTTAATGCCAACAATAAACACTAAAGTGCTTTTAAGTTGTTGCCCAAATTTGTATGCACCCTCTGTTGCATCTGTTATTCCAGCAGCAACGCTATTATCTCCAGTCAAGCCGGCAGCCAAAGCCTGTACATTTGGAACTACTGTTGCAAGTAAATAATCGGCAAATTCCTTAACAATAGGCAACAAAGCCAAGCCAATTTTTTCTTTAGTTTGATCTAGAGCAATTGTTAATTGTTGAAACTTAAATTCTGCGTTAGTTGCTTCATTGTCAATAAATCCTTTATAAGTTCCTTTTAATCTTTGCATGATTTCTTCATGCGACATAGATTTTAAGGTGGCGGCATCAATGCCTAAACCAAGTTTGCCAAGAGCTGCATTTTGACCATCAAAACTTTTACCAAGAGCATTAGCAACTGTTTCTAATGGCTTGCCGGTAGCGGTTGCAATCTCTTGAGATAAAGACAATAATTCTTGAGCCTTTGCAACATCGTTGGTTGATCTGATTAATCTAGCAAATGCAGGTCTTAAAACATCATCAGTTGTGGCTGTGGCAATAGATTGTTTGTCAATGTATGTATCAATGGCAGCAATTTGATCCTCAGTTGCTTTGGTGCTTGCCCGAATAGTTTGCTCAAGTGATTTGCGAGCCTTCTCATCCTCTGCTGCTGCTTTTACAGCTGATATTGCAAATGCTGCTGTGGCTGCTCCAACTGCTGCGAAAGCCAATGCTGCTTTTTTGCCAAAATCGGCAATTTTGTCAGCACTTGTTTCAACTGACTTATTGGCATCACCTAAACTCTTTTTTAATTCATCAACATCTGCGAGGATGGATAATTTGAGTGTTCTATTGCCGGTTGCCATTAAACCCATTCCTTAATAATGCGATCAAAACTTGCTTCCCATTTATTAATCAATTCAGGCTGAATTCTGCGAAGGGTTGGATAAATAAACCATCCTCGACTACCTCTGCCTTGCCGTCCTGAATATGAAGGGAACTGCTTGAACTTATTAGATCCAAACTCCATACCACCCCATAGGGTTTGTGTCGTAGCCCCACCTGAAAACTTTTGGCGTGCGAAACCATAACTGAACTCACCGATTTTGCTTGACTTTGAAATGCTAACGCCATCCGCAATTCTTTGAGCTGCCTTGCCAGACTTTGTTCTTGTCTTAGCCGTTTGTTTAATTTCCTCAGATGCATAATACGCCAAAGCAGCAGATTGAGTTCTTGCTTCCTCTGTTGCTTGGTCATCCATTGCTTTGAACGCTTTGTAAATATCACGCAGATCAGATTTATTGTAGGCGATGGTTTCATTTGCCATTCCGTTTCTCCAATATCTCGATCGCTGTTAAAATGTCCTCTGCTTCAACCCATTCGCTCATTGGTATTTGTGTGGCAATTGCCAACTCAACCAATAATCTGTTTAGGCTTCCTGCTGGATAACTTTTGGGTCTGCATCACCGACAATGACATCACTTACAGTTTCCATCCAAATATCCATTGGTTTGATTGGCTTGCTTCCGGCAACTTCACGCTTATAAGCATGATAAGCCAGAAACATAAGATCCCAAACGCCCAACTTTTCGGATGCCTGACCAATAGTGTGTCCTGTCTGCTTTTCCCATTTTGCCCACTCAGGCGGTTGGGCAATATAAATTGCTTGCTCGCCTGAGCTGTATTCAATTGTAATTGGTAGTTTCATTTTGCTCCCGTTGCTAGTTTTTAACTAAAGGTTTCTACTACTGCGCCTTTAGATACTGTGAATGTAAATGATACTGTCTGAGCATCAACACCTGAACCACCAGCACTTGGAAACTCTGGCTTTACTGGGAACACAAATTGCGCTCCTGATGCAGCTGTAAGTGTCATGCTAATGTCTGTATCTGGTGCAGATTCAGCAGCAGCCCATAAAGCCTCACAAACTGAATTTGCTTTGCCCCAATCAGCTAACATATCCAATTGGAATGTT